GTAGCACTTACATTCACACTATCATGTCCTTGGTCATCAATAGTTGTGCTGATTGTAATGTTTTCATTTAACAATGAATCTAATTCTTTGCTCCAGCTTTCTAATTGTACGTCTTTCATATCTTTCCCTTCAAATGCTTTCTTTGATGTAGCTAAATTTCTAATAAAACTACCTGCTCTATCTGTGGCAGCATTGATTGGATCAACACTCCATGGTGTATGTTGTTTTGGTTGTTGTGCAAGTTCAGCATGTTGTCTTACTGGACTTGGTTTGTTAGCATCCATATAATGTTGTGTATGCTGGCCCTCATCAACTGTACCTTGACCTAAATAATGATGATAAGCTGTAACAACTTCACCCAAGAAATCTGGATCATGGTTTAATTTGTAATGTGCAGACTTAGGTGTCATGCCCATTTGAATCATTTCGTGATATACTGCATTAGCAAATTCATCAGAGTCAGAGGCCAATGTAGGATTTTCTTGCGCTAAAGTCTTGCCAACTTTCTCGTAAGTGTATTCAGATTCTTCGTGTATACGTGCTTCAGAAACTTTTTTCTTTTTACGCAATGCTTCAAAGTCAGCTTTTGTTAATTTACCTTTTGGTTCTGCAACATCTAACTTCTCTTGTTTGCCTGGTAAGTCTTTTGTCTCTTTAACTTTCTTAGCAAATGGATTCTTCTTTTTGTCAGCAACAGCTTTTTTCATTGGCTCTTTTTTGTTACCATCTTTGTCCATGTCTAAGAAATCTGGTTTTGCACCTTCTTTAATAGACTCTGAGCGAGGAGGTTTAAATCCATAATGACGTTTCTGTGCTTGCTTCATACGGTCAGAAGTTCTAGGATATCTAGGTCTATCATCCTCATCTTCACCAGCGTTGCGTTCTTGATTTCTGAAATCATCGTCAGCTTGCTTATATCTGTTCCACTCATGTTGTGCATCTCTATCTGGATTATAGCCGCCCTCTGATACTGGTTCTTCTTGTACTTTACCCCAGTCACTCTTAGCACGAATAGCAAATGCTAATTCTTTCATATTCTCAAACTGCTTGCTATCTTTTTTATGAGGTCCAGTTTTCTTTAAGTGATTATATGCTTTTAGTAATTCGCTTTTGCTCTTACCTTTATACTTGCCTTTTTCTGAAGGGTCTGTTTTAACTGGCTTGTCAAATTTTTCATTCATTTGCTCGTCATCACCAGTTAAATTAAGTGTACCTTTTTCAGATGCGGCTTTAATAACATTAGCAGTTTGAGCATCAGCAGTTCCCATTGGTTTGCCATCTCCGCCAATAATTTGACTTGCGCCGGGCATAGGCTTAACTGTTACTTGACCTTCTTCATTAAGTTGATTTACTTCAGATGCTTCAATCCAATCTTTTAAACTTTTCTTTTCAGCTTTTTCTTTTTTCTTTTCTTCTTTATCAGCATCAGCCATCTTAGAAACTTTTGTACCTTTTTTACCTTTTGGTACATCACCGGTAGTGCGACCAAATATGTCACCTACTTTTTTATTCTTTGGATCATCTTTGCCTGTCTTTGGCTTATCTGGATCTACTGGACGACCACGTGATTTAGGTGTATCATCTTTAGGAGCAAGACTAGCTAAACTTACTTTACCAATTGGCTTACCATATTGGTCAGTTTGTATTTCTGAACCATGACGATTACCATATCCACCTGGACCTGCTTTGTGTACTTTACCTTCAGCCTCAGCTAAAGTATCCATTGTCTGTAGTAATGATTTAAAATCCATTATTTTGATCCTTGTTTTCTATCTAATTTATCTTCCATGCGAGTTAATTGTTTTTGTAACTCAATCATATGTGTTTTCATATCATCTATTTTAACACTTGATACTTGTACACTTGTGTCTAATTCTTTAATTTTAGTATCCAAAGACATGTATCCAGTGCCACCAATACTACATGCACCTATAAGTATCCAACTTAGTTGGGTTGATGTAAAGTCAATCATTTATGAGCTCCAGTTGGGGGTTTAGCTGGCATTTTTACATGACTGAAAGGACTTGTTGTCTGTATGCCTTCTTTACTTGTGTTCTTGATTGTGGGAGTTTTCTTTGCATTGTATGGGATATCAATGCTTGGTTCTTTTGGAATAACTTTGTCTAAGTATTGATTAGCATAGTCTTTGCTAGCTTGTTTGCCGTTATCTTCTAATTCAGGTGTGTCTAATAAGGCTTTTTTCTTTTCATCATCCATTTGATTTGCATACTTGTCATTTTCAGCGTTGATGCTATCATTATAGTCACTAGTGATTGCACGAATTCTATTGATGTTAACACCACAGTGCTGTGCAACTTGCTGAATCATTGGTTCAGTTGCTGGATACTTAAATTCAACTTGCATGATTGTAACACTTTGATTTGGTTCTGCATCAGTAAATCCATAAGGATTTTTTTGAATCGGGGTTGTTTTTGGATCTCCAATTTTTACAGGATCAAATTTGCTTAGATTGTGTGTGAACAAATCTAAAAATTTATTGTCCACATCACCCAAGACTTTAATCGTGTAGTTGTATGTGCGAACACTTTCCATTAAGTAATGACGAAGGGTTTTCATTATGTTATTCCTATTGTATTATTTATCAATTTTCCGTTTTTTTGTTTGCCAATATGGTTTTTAGCAATTCATTACGGTCTACTAAACTACCCTCGCCTAAGGGGGTATTCTCAATTTCTTCAGTTTTGCTATTAATTTTTTGATCCAATTGTGCTTTCTTTAATTGTAAATCAAGCATTTTTAACTTTTTATTGATCTTTGCAGTTTTAGCAGTGATAGCATGTCCTAACATAGAACCTGCACTATTGAATATTTCGGCTGCAAAACGACTATCCACTTGCATACCCAAATCCATCAAATCTTTATAACTACTCTTAGCTAAATCTGCTAATTCGTCCATTTCATTATCACTAGCTTCTAATCCGCGTACCTGTGGCAATGCACTTTCAATTTTCTGTAAAGTATCGTATGTTTCTTGAGTAGTAAAACTAACCTGTGTGTTTTCAAAGACTTGAGAGTTTACTTCTTCTTCGATAGGTAATTCAAATAATTCTTCTAATTTTTTTGTCATATACTATCCTAAATAACAGTATATTTATTACTTGCGAGAACCATTTCTGAATAAATCATCTTCATTTACGACACGAAAAGCAAATCCATTTTGTTTACAATATGCATTGGCAGCTATCCATTTAGCATGATTTACTGCTACGATAGCCCGATCTCTGGCATTAGCTACTTTACTTTCAATTAGACTTTGTTTTTTGGGTTTGATTTCTACTACTTCTGCTATCTGTTTTCCATATCTATTTTGATATACTACAAAGAAGTCGGGGATGTACATTGACATCTTACCAGTTAATGGGTGGCGGTATGGGATACTGATTGCTTCGCTGGCCCACTTAAGTACGTTCTTATTGTTATCACAAAACATCATAAAGGTCATTTCCCAACCACTACGATACCTAGGCTTATGTTTCCCTATATACTTTTCAGTGTTTTGTACTTCATAGATACCTTGTGCAAAACTAGCCATTATAATAAAATATTTCTTTGTATGGATTCGTTAGGTGTAGGATAAGCATTAACTCCGTATAGTGTAGTTTTGCTTTTAAGACTATTAAGATAGTATGCCATCAATGCTGAAACTTTGATTTTATTTGAGTTACCCTGCACATAGTCTAATATAGTTAATACATCCTCGTTTAACAAACTAGCTATTCTAAACATCATGGTTGTAAAATTTCTTGCAGTACTTCTATCTTTACTAATTGATAAAAAATATGAAAATACGATTTCAAAGCGGTTAGCTTCAACTGTTATATCAAAATTGTAAAACTGGTCAAATACTCTTACAGTATTATCTAGTTGTGATTGTGGTCCGTCAATTAGTTGTGTCATATCTACCTCGTAGATATATTTATACTATATTAGAATAGTCTATTTCCGGCTGCATCGCTAGTTTGAACTATTGGTGGAGATGAAGGTGGTGCTGTAGGTTTAGATCCCGATCTGTTAATCACGGATCCAATTGCGTTATTAAATGATTGAGTGCCGGAAGAAACGGCAGCAGGGAAATTAAACTGATTGTTTCTATTTGGAGTACCTGCAATAGCGTTAGTTGCTATACCCAAGGCTTCTCCTTTGGCAATATTGAGAATATTTGCAGGATTTTTAAATGTTTGTGCGGCTGCACCTGCTTTTTGAATAGCTCCAAGATAGTTTCCACTAGAGATATCATTTATTATCCCACCAGCAGCATCTACTAAACCACCTTGACCTAGAATACTTGCATTACTACCAGGTCTTGCAATAGGACTTAATGTTCTATCATAAGTCGCATCATTGCCAAAGTCTTTTACAATTTCTCCCGGTTGTCTACCATCAATAGCACCGTCGTAATATTTTACTGTTTCAAATTGCAATTGCATGGTATTTTCCATAATACCATTTTCACTATATGAGTATGTGTCATGTCCAAAACTTTCAATAATGGGATTAAGTAATCTATACATTACAAAGTTATGCTGATTGAAGCCATAAATATCAATTGATTTAAAGAACGGAATTTTTACTTTACCCGGCAATTTACTTGAATTTATAGTAGATTGGTTGCCCTCACCAATATATCCCCAATCATCATTTCCTTTTAGTGAAGGTTGATATATATTGCGATTATTATCATATACTTTTCCACCTTTAGTTGCGACTGGTCCAACTTGTCCTACGTTTAAATCAACCTGTGCCGCATCCTTATAATAGTATGTATAATAAGAATGCCATAGTTTTCTAACTAGGTTATTATTATCATCATGAAAAGTTATTTGTATTGGCTCATACTTAATTTTTGTCTGTATGATTCTTTTTCTATTATATTGATTTAATGTGGTTAATTCAAATCCATATTTTGGTAACTGTACTGTTTTAACTGTTAGACTAAAATTAGCATCTTGTGGCCAATTATTGTTTACACTAGTGAATGCTGTGTTAATGTCAAAATAAACATGAAATAAATGTTTGTATTTTGGTGCGTATGCGTAGCCGTTACTTCTAAAGGTTTTACTTGCGTGAGTGTAATCACGCAAGTAATCATTACCAAAAAATGCTTTTACTGCATTGGTGCCTTCGGTTTTAACTGTTCTTACTGCATCTTGCAGTACATTTTGAAAGAAACCTGACATTAGTTACCTGAATTATCTACCTAAACCAGTAACTGAACCACCACCAAATGCACGACCAATATTAGTACCAACTCCAGAACTCAACGGTGATTGAATTGCGTTATCAAAACGAATACTCAATTGAATTGTTGCTGGATCATTTGCTTTGTAGTCCATGTTATTATAGTTGGCTGACTTAATGAAACAACCATATAGTTCCCATGTTTCTAGTACATTAGGTGTAAGTGTGCCATTACCACCGTCTAGAATTTCATAATTAACTTGAAACTTATAATCTTGGCCAGTTGCCGCACTTGCTTGTTCAACAAAGTCAAATTGTTTCTGTAGTTGTTGGCCAACTAATTTAGAAACGTTTCCGGCTGCATCGTCACGTAAGTTAATTTGTGTTTCTTGCCATGAATGTTTACCAGCTAGATAAATCTTGCTGTTATAAATGTCAATAACTGTTTCTTCAAACTGAACTTGAGGACGTTGAATGTCCATTACTTGCTTAGTCAACTCTTGTGTTGCACCACCAGTACCAAAGTTTAAAAATAATGCTCTGAATCTGAACTGCAATTTAGGCATCAACAAACCCTGAGAACTAGGTGTGTTGTCTGCTCCTACAGTCATGTTGAACAATGAATTTGAGGCTGTTGCCATATTATCTATCTCCTATATATTATTTATCTTAAATAACTCCCCCTGAGGGGAGTCATTTTTATCCACCTGCGGCTAAAGCCCCAGTGTTCATAACACGAACCGGTATATAGATAAATTCCGCTGCCTTAACAGGTTCAATAGCAATATCGATCCATAATTGATTTTTATCTATCCTTGCAGGTGTATTATTGCTTGCATCACATACAACTAGATAGTCATATAAACCACGTTTAGAAACCAAGTCAATAAACAATGATTGTACTACACCAGTTAATTGATTACGTGTAAGAGCATCGTTTGGTTCAAACACAAACGGACGAGCCGCAACTTGCAATCTTTCACGGATATAACAAACTAAACGTGCAACGTTAATACGATCCAATGCGCTTTGTGTATCTTTACTGTTTTTATTACCATAATTCAATAAACCAACACCTGTAAAGTATGCTAGTGGATTAATTTGATTAGTATAAAGAACATCACGAATGCCCATGCGATTTTTAACTACTTGAAATTCACCGGTCATTCCATCTAAGTATCCGATGTTTGTAGCATTGTCGATTGTACCACGGCGTGTACCGGCTGGAGCTAACCAAGGATAACCAATAGTATCATTGCGTAATAATGTGCGTAGCATCATATGACTTGCCGGAACAACGGCTGCTGTACCTGTCAAATCATTTGTAATACCACTTGGATAGAATACACCTAAATAGCTATCACGTGTAACCCAACCATCTTCACCAGTAGCAGTTGCCTTCATTTCGTTAGTAGCCCATGCAGTAATGTCAGTAGCTTTATCTTCTAATCGCAATGGTGTATCACCTACAATATAAGCAGTATTATTGCGATCATTATTTAATGTTACCATATTAGGTTGCAGTTCAGGGTAACCAGGGGCAGAGATTAAATTAAAGAAATTATCTTCTTCACGTATTGTTTGATTAGTGTCAATTGCAGATTTCATTGCCGCTACAATCAATGCACGTTGTGCCTTACGACCCATGTACGCTGATCCATCTGCCTTCAATCCACTTACGCTTACCCATGCATAACTCATTTCTGGTAAGTTAGCATTGTTTGCCGGAGCGCCTGCATTATATACACCTGCATTAGGATAGTTTTTATTTGTAAAATGATTTGTTGTAAACTGTTTTACATTATAACCTGAACGGCGTGTGTTGAATAATAACATACCCTGTGGGTATAGTGCCGGATCCGGCGCATCTAAATCTAAATGGTCACTTGTTAACAAGCTAGTGATAGTTGGAATAGGATCATTTACTGGATCAACATTTCCTGCATTAGCCCAACGTCCGTCAGCAAACAATAACCCGTTAGAACTTGTTTGGTCAGTTTTGTCTATCAATACCCATTGATCCACAGAACTAACCGATTGCCAACGATATATCATTGGGTAGTTTTCTAAGTCAGCAGAGTCTAACCATAAATCACCATATACTAGTGCTGTATTATCAGATTGAGTAGTAGGGGCAGTAGCAGATACAATTGGACCTGCTGGATCTGTACTTGGAGAACCACTATTAGAAGGATGTCCGTTACTATCAAAGTTTACATTTCTATAACCTTTCCATACACCATTCTTATTAACCATAATGTCAACTGAGCTTGGTGTGCTGTAGAACCATTTTGTTCCGTTAGCTGGATTCTGTACCGGGGCACCTTCATTTGCAATGTAACTTAACATTTCCCAATTAGATATTTGTAATGAATAATTAATATTGGGTGTACCGCTCTTATATGCAACTGATACAATAGCTCCGGAGTTAACTCTAGTAACAGTTAATTTTAAATTATTTGCGAGTGTTAAGCCACCTAATTGTGCATAGGAAATAGTAATTTCATCACCCACTGCATATCCGGTTCCACCAGAAGCACCTAAAATTTCATAACCAACACTTACCTCAATATTAAATGAAGCTCCGGATCCTCCGCCGCTTGTAGCAGTAGGACTTGCACTTCTATTATAATAAGGAATAATTGGTCCAGAACGTACACTAACATCTAATGGTGCAAGATTTGCTGCATAGAATCCTAATTGTTCTAACACACCAGTAATTAAACCATTATTGCCTCGTTGATCCATAATGATTTCGCCACCTAATATATGAGTAAGCTGTAGTGCGCCATCAGTTGTGATACTAGCAGTTGTATATGGAATTTGTGCAACTTGCCAATCATTTACAAAAGAGGCTAATGTTGTTCCAGTATTATAGAATGTTCTAGTGGTTCCTGGTAAACCATCACCAATTACTTCTCCAGGAGTACTAACATATACTGTTACTTTATTTCCAGAAGTAATTGTAGGATTTGCAATAGGTGAGGTGAATACGGTTGGTCCTGTTGCAAATCTTCTCATCAAATGCAACGGCGCATCTGTATAATTATTATTAAAACAATACTTACCATATACTGTACCTACTGGAATTGATTTTCCACCTGTACTATCTAATGCTGAACTAGCATCAACGTCATTGCGATAAAAAGAAACATTAGCACCTGTCCATGATCCTGAAGCGGTACTATATTTTGATAATGCAAGATTTAATCCTTTACCAGCAGAGCTTGTTTTAATCCAAATACTTCCGGTTGGGTGAGGATATGCCTGACTAGCAGTCCATAAGGGCATTTTTGCATTTGAACCATATACTACGCTCGGAGCATAATATGTTTTTTCAGTAATACCCATATCATCTAATACTGTTCCGCTGCCTGAAACAATTCTAATATAGTTGTTTTCTGATATAGTGGGTACTGTAGAAAATATATTAAGTTTACCGTCAACAACATTTGCATTTAAATAACCTTGATTTTTATTATTAATTGCAGTTGCAATACCGTATACATTATTATTGGGGCTAACTGGAACAGCAACAATTACTTCTCCCTCACCGTTATTGTTTATTTTAAATGTATGCCCTGCAGTAACTACAGGGTTAGATACTGTACCGGTAATTGTTGGAATAACACCGCTCCAAAAACGGCTACCAACATTAACCCAATAATTACCTGTTGATTTAACCCAATATGTGGCTACTGCATTTGATGCCGTAACTACTGCATAATCACCTACGTTACCGATAGTATCTAATGGAGCTAATGCAACAGTCATTTGATCGGTACTATTAATAATTATAGGGGATTGTTGAACGAATAACCCTGTTGTTGCGTTAAATTCATAAATTCCCCAAGAAGAATTAAGTGTATCTAACCAATATGCACCGTCATTTGGTTCGCCTGATGGTCTAGAAACTGACCCTACTAGTTCAGCTAAATCGATATCCGCTCTTATAATATAACAGCGATTAGTTAAACCCATCAATGAGTAAGTAGCTAATAAACCATATTCATTTAATTCATATCCATGAATTGGTGTACCGTTTGTTGTTTTGTAAAAGAAAGGATTACCGAACAATGTTGTTAAGTCACGCTGACTTGTTACTTGATACAACTTATTTGCATTTGCTTTTGTTGTGCCTACAGCAACTGCGGTACCTGCCGCATTTGCTTTACTTTGCGCTGATGCCACAATAATTAGTGGAACTGAATTTGATGCTGCCGGTAAGTATTGACTTTGGTCAATAATGTTTACTTGTACGCCCGGTGATACTAAATCTGCCATTTTAAATTTCCTTTATGTTATGATTATGAGGGTTAACGCCCTAACGTACTAATATTTAGTGTAAATGGTAAAAAACTACCAATAAGTGTACCTTCGAAGGTTCTATAGCTAAATAGATGATGAGACCTATTTGTAAAACATGTGGAAAGAATAATACTGCTGTAAACTACAAACGTGATGGAGTGACACATTATCGTAGTATGTGTGATGAGTGTGGTCGTAAGAAAAATAAACTTAAACCAAGAGAGCCTAGCTGGAAAAAAGCAGGATATAAGAAAAAAGCCACATGTGATTTATGTGGCTTCAAAAGTGTATATCCTAATCAGACTACTGTGTTTCACATAGACGGTAAATTAGAACACACTGAGTTCACAAATCTACGTACAATATGTTTAAACTGCGTTGAAGTTGTTAAAAGAAAAGAAGTTAACTGGCGTAGGGGAGATTTAGAAGTTGACTAAGGGTGGCATGCAAATCGTCAATAGAACCATTATTATCAATATGGTGGTCGTAAATTAATCCTACGCTAGAATATTCACTAGCATGAATCTTAGCTTTATCTAACTTAGCTTTACTAAGTGACCAAAGACTATTCCCTTCAGGTCCCTTATTAAATGCTTTTGCCGCATCATACCATTCAGGTTCAGGACCGCGATTCGCCCTTAATGTAATACCACCTGCACTTTTGATAGCATTAACTTCATTAGGGAATCTACAATCAGTAATAACAATATCATCTTTAGTTTGTCGTAGTTTATTCTCTACACTTGCTACCCATATATCGTCATGAAAGTTAGCACGACATACTTCTGTACCCCATTGCTGTAATACCCAGCGTGGTGTTAGTTCAGGAATATCTAATCGTTGACTCCACCAAGGATCAACCTGTTCACGCCATGTGCGACTGCTTTTAGTTGTTCCTTCTAGCATTTCACGATCCCAACCAAAGACATTTGCCACTGCATCTTTAAGACTTGCGGCAAAACTAATACGTTTAAATTTGTGGTTAGTTACTAGATAGTCAGCTATAGTATCCTTGCCGCTACCTATTAATCCTGTTACACCGATAATCATATGTTCTCCTGTATTAGTAATTATATTACTAACAAATGACATATACTAGTATTTAGGTTAACCTTGTACCCATGTCAGGGGTTGCGAATAGTCAACATAGCGTTTCAAATCTTCTAATAATGTAGCTTGCATTTCTTTAGCTTCGGATTTTAATGCAGCTCCATTCAGGGTAGTGCCGCCCCCCGGACCAGCAATACTTGCAAATTTTTCACGTGCTTCACCTAATGTAGCTTTTAGTTGGCTGAGTGTCCAATCTCCAATCCAAACACCACTACCCGGATCCTGTAGTAATGTAGATTCGGGCTTTTGAATGTCGGCCCAAATTAAAATCTTTTCACCACTACCTTTAATATGTCTTACTAATCGAATTTCTTTAGTTACATTATTGAATGTGTAGATGACATATCCACCAAACATACGTGCGGCTAATTCAACATATCCTGCATAAAAGTCATATGTTGCTAAACCACCTGCAGAATTATAATTAAGCAAATATGTATTAAGAATGGCACTACTGAATGGATCAAAACTACTTCCGGCAGGACCAGTTTCTAAACCAACCGTGCGACGGAAAACTTGTCTTACATTAATAAACTCTTTAGGAAGTGTGTAAACATCCTGATCTACATGTAATTCTAATAATGTATAAGATTCTTCAGTAGCATTTTGTGCTCGTTGACGATATACTTGTACCGCATACTTGTAAGCGGCTTCATAATGTTCAGGATCTAATTCAACGTCAACAATGCCTTCACCTATACGAAGGCGTAGATTTCTAAATAATTCTTCTTTTAATGCGTCTAAACTAGTTGATTGCAAAATTGCCATTGTGTTCTCCAGATATTGTATTTATCTGGAGAACCTGTCATCCTACAAATCGCCGACTTGTCGATTCTCACTGTTAAACACATTAAACTCGCCACCGGGATATCGTGCTTTAAGTTTCTCTACGTTCTCGGCAATTACATCATTAGGATCTAGGCGAAGTGCCCTACAAGCATTGATCCAGTACCACATGATATCACCTAGTTCACGTTTCATGTGATATACATTTTCATCAGTTAGTGCTTTGCCCTGAAAGAAAATCTTTTTTGGAATCTCAATAAACTCACCTGACTCGGCTGCTAACCCTAGACATGCAGTAAGCAATAACGGAACGTTGATATCAGGACCATGTGTGTCGGTCTCAGAATTAAAGTTACCGTCTACTTCATCTAGCCTGTTCATAAAGGTTGTCAGGTCATTGCTCGGTTGGCTTGTCACAGCCTTTACAAAATCACTATATTTGGTTAAATCTATGTTGCTCATTAAAACGCTTTCAGTATTAGCATATTTTCATTAAACCTACCATTAGGCGCAGTTGCAACTGCTTTAATTTCTTTAAAGTATTTACGTGCAGCCGGCTTGCTACCCATTATTTCTTTAATCTGCTCACCCGGCTTACGCAATGTTTTGACTTCACTTGCGTTGCTATCAAAGCCTAGGATCGTATTGCCTTTAACTGTAAAGGACTTGCTGTACTCGTCAGCAATGTAATGATGTACTTTGCGTTTTGCAGTGTCATAGACCCACGCCTCGCTTGCACCGTGCAACTTAGTTGGATGCACACTAATCAAATCAAGTTTATTAACTGGGTCCTTGAATTCTTTCAAGTACTTGAGTTTACTAACAATCTTTTCAACAGGCACTGCTTTCTTTTTGCGAGGTGCTTTGCTTGCTTTCTTAATACTGATATAGCTGTTCAAGTCACCTAGAACACCGTCTACAAATTTGATAAGATTACGCACTTGCACTTTACCTAAGAATGCATAAGCCTCGTTCAGGTCTTTGTCTGTACCTTCACTTAGTTCGTTAAATTCTTCTGCTTTACGTTTCCAAATCTCAACAATGATAGGGATATGCTGAGGCATAACATTGAATTTTGCAACAATATCAACTGTCTTTTGTGTAGTCTTGCCTGTTGTCATATACTCGTCAAGCAATCCTTCAAGTTCACCTGCGGCTTCGCCTGCTTTTTCACGCATCAGTTCCTGAATGTTAGGACGGTTAGTAGGTGCTATTTCTTTTACCACTTCTGGCTTATGAACCAACTTAAGTAGTCGGGTAATTTCATTTTGCAGGGTAAGTTCTTCATGTTCATTTAGTTCAAGACCACGTAAATTCATACGTGCTAACCAGCACAATGTCATAATATATTCGGATTCATGTACCTTACG